CTGGCGGCCGCCGCCACCGTATAAGTAATGATAATCGGCTTGCCTTCGTCGGCTGGATTGAAGATGTAGGTTCCCGCTACTATCCCATATTCGCCGCTGGCCGTCGGAACAGTTGATCCTATGAACGCAAGGGGAAAATTCGAAGAGGCATAGACTACGCCACCGTCGGACACAAACTCTGAGGCTGGCGCAACTGTGACGATAGCAGGAACAGGCGTACCGGAATTGAGAGGGACCGGTGTTGGGATCGAGAACTGCTGTGAGACGGTCTGCTGACTCCCTTGTGAGATCGCCGTATCGCCGTACGGGATGAATTTGAGCAAACCCCCGCTCCATACCGCCGCAATCGAAAAGATCTGCAGCCAACGAGTGAGAATGCTGGAAGCTTGTTCCTGTGAAATCAACGCCGGGGAGAACGCGTAGCCCATTGCGCGGCAATAGGTCTGAACGGATGCATCTCCGCCAGACCCAAACAGCGTGGTGCCGTCAATGCTTGCTGGATCGAAACCACAACCGTACTGCGCGTTGGTCAAGAAGTCGTTGATGACCAGCGCCGGGTCAGCGTCGATGCCGTTGACCCCAGTGCCGGCGAAGATGCCTATGATTTCAAAATTGTGGTTGCCGACAGCTGCCGAGTCCCCGAGGTTGTAGCCGGCCGCCCAAGCAATCGCCGTGCCTTGATAGGCGAGCGCATTCCACGGGTAGGTCGTCTCCAGGTAGGGCCAGACAGGCTGTGGCGTCTCCCCAGGAACAATGCCGATCCCAAGTTCTGGCGCCACGTAAACCGAGAGGTCTTTCCAAATCCAACCGACGCCGGCGATGGGTCCCTCACACAGCGCCATGATGAGGTCGGCAGCATATGTGTAGCTGTTGGCCGCCGCCGCGGCGCCGCCCAGCAGACCGCCCTTGCCGCCGATACCCTTGCCGCTTGAGCCCGGAACCGCCCTGAAGTTAGCGAACCAAATGACGTTCGGGGAAATCTTGTTTTGCCCCCAGACAATCGGAATCGGGAGCGTCGAGGTCGAGGTCTGGATCTGAAGCGACGTGAAGTCAGGCTTTGCGTTGTCGGTGCGACGAAGGAAACCCATCGATCAGCCCCAGAAGCTAGCGAACTTCTTCGGCCTGGAAGACAGCTCGGCCGACGCCGGGACGATGTCTTCGATGACCCGACCCGCATTCGCGAAAGCGTGGATGATAGAAAGAGGCTCGAGCCGGGAAATGATGCCCGCGTGGGCGAAGCACCTGCCGATCTTGAATACGATAACTCCGCCAAGATCTGGATCCCTGACCTCTTTAGCTCTCCCAAGGAGGAAGTCGAGGTAACGTTCCTCGTTCCGATGCAGAAACCAGTCGCGTGTATACGGTCGTGGATCGAACCGTTCGACAAGTCCCAGATCGCAATAGATCCTCACGAGGAGCATGGCGCAGTCGACACCGTGTCCTTTGACGTCTGCAGCATGATGGTACGGTGTTCCGATCCATCCCCTCGCCTCAGCGACAACCAATCGCCTTTGTTCTCCAGCGTTCGCTGCTTTATCGACAATGAGCGGCCGATCTAATAGACAAACCGAACTCACACCGGCATCTCTAAACCGCGCTTTTCAGCGAACATTTCGAGCACCATATCCATGATGCCGTCACCCCAGTTCGTCTCGTTGTCGTGGATTCGCTGCAGCTCTTCGATGAAATCGATGTGGATTCGGAACCATGCCGGCATCGCGAAGATCTTCATGAGCTCTCGGACAGGATGACCTTCCATGGTAGGATCGTAGTGCCTGTCGCCTATCAGCGGACCGATGAAGCATTCGTCATCGCCAAACCGATAGAGACATTCACCTTGTGCCGGGCAACGGCGGCGCTGCTTGCGATAGTGGCGCACGACGCGATCGAAGATCGTTTGTCGCGTCACGGGCTTATCGAGAATAGGCGCCGGAACCGGCTGCCCCTCGAAGATGCGTTCTGATTTCATCGTTGGCCGCGCTCTAGTACGCCACCTGGGGTGGGGGCACATATGGGAAACCACGGAAGTTGATGAGGTTGTTGAATTTGCCCTGGCATGTAGCCTGCGTGTGATCGCAGCCGAACGCCACATTGAACGCATCATCCTCAGTCGGCGCGAACGGCAGCGGATACATTAAGGAGTACGATGTCCCGACGTTCACGCTTCTGATCGTTGCGCGGACGTTGGCGTTGGCGCCGGAAGTGAAGACGAGTGAGCCCTGCGCATCGCCCGCGCGCGCGCCGGAGAAGTTGATTGTGTTTGAGTTGGAGCCGGCGCCGACCGTTCCGTCGAGCGAAAACGTTCCCCGAATGATGCCGCAGCCTGCGTCATAGAGCACATGCAAGCACGTGGGTGAAAAGAGATTCTTCGGCATGTCGTAGTCAAGGATCACGAGATCGCTCGCGACCGTTACCGTGGCTTGAGTGCGCCCGACGCTATCGACAGTCGAAATTCGTCCCTGGAACATCCGTACGCTGCCGCCGACAGTCCCGGCAGGCGCGGAAAGGAAGACGCGGTCGCGAAACACGGGGGCGCCGTCGAAGGCGCCGTCGCGGAGCGCGATGAGGAAGGGCGCGCCATTTATGATGTCCGTTGGGCGCGCGGCGATGGTGATTTGCTGCTTGTCGACTTCAAGGCCGACGCTCCCCTTGTATTTGAGACCGGAGACGAGCGGCCCGCTCGCACTGAAGACCGAACCATTGAAATTGATGTCGTAGTCGACGTTCGTCCAGGTGTATGGCGTCCCTGTCGCGGTGGTGAAGGTAAAGCACTCGGCGAAGGCGAGTGGTGCGTCCGGTGCCGAACGGGCGGCGTTGATCAAGCTGGTGACGGCGGTGGTGGCCTGTTTCATGACTAGAGGGCGTCCAGAAATCTGTCATCAGGAGTTTTTCGCAGCAGCGCTGGCCAGGAGACCAAAGAATCGGAGACCTTCGTCTGGCGCTTAGTTAGCTGCCCGTTGACGGGGTAATCCATCTGTTGATGACTACGTTGGCTCTGCAGATTTCGCGCGTGACTTTAGCGCCGGGCGCCAATGGGGCGGAAGAGCCCGCGACGAATGCACATCGAGTTCGACGGGTGTTTGACCAAGCACCCGCGACTTGGCCCGAAGCGTTACGACGTCCTTACCGTTTTGAATTTGATGCTGTCGACCTGCCATAGGTTCGACATGAACTCCTCGAAATCCTGGTCGTCAGAATCGAACCGGCATTCGAAGGCATAGGTGAAAGTCGCGGCAATCGACACCCCTGAGCCGGGCGCAGCTGCAAACACGAGGGAGTTAGGAGCGGACAACGACCAGCCGGACGGCTGATTGACATTGTTCAAATAGACGTTCGAGACGCTGGTAACCCAGCCAACCGGCTCGAGGAACGCGCCCATAAAGCGGCTGAAGGTGAAGGCCGTGGTTGTTCCATCTCCGGTGGCGAAGGCCATGTTGGTCGCCGCACTGTCAGTTGGATCGGCGTAGAGGAAGGTTCCGAACTGCCCTTGCATCTGGAGGAAGAATCCCATGAGGGTCTGCAGGGAATTGGCGCCGGCTCCGGGATAGGAAGTTGGCGATGACGACAGGGCGTCGAAGGTCAGCTCAAACTGCCAGATCGGATTTTGATAGAGAGCGTCGCGAACCTCTCGGCCAGAAACGTGGCTCGCGACCACCGTGGAAAACAACGGCTTTTTGTGGACGCTCCAGCCGAGGCCGGCCAGCGTCGGGAACGTCGGCGGCGTGGCCATCTCACGCCCTGACCGTCACAAGCCGAACCGTCCGGAGCGCCCAGAGCATCGTCATAAACTCCTCGAAGTCCCGCACGTCTTCCGCGAACCGGCAGAGCCAAAGAATGCCAAAGTCGGCCGCGATACCAACGCCAACGCCCGGCGCCGATGTGAACGTGATCTGGGGTAGATATCCGCTTGATACGGACCATCCGTTCGGCTGCGCGACCCCGTTTAGATAAACTGCGGTAACGCCGGATGTCCCGTAGACGGGGCCGGTGTAGGAACCGATCGAGGCCACCAGTGGGAAAACCGTCTGCGAGCCATTACCAGCCCCGATCGGCTGACCAATGACTGCAGATAGACCGGGCGGCTCGATCCAGAACGGTGTGGCCTCGCCACTTGCTTGTTCGAAGAACCCGGCGATGGCCTGCAATTCAAGATGCGCGGCGTCTGTACGCAATAGGTCATAGGTCAGATCGATGTCGAAATAGGGGTTCGCGAACTGCTGGGTCCGCGTCTCCCGTCCGCTTACATGCTGACC